CATGGTTTCCTAATTTGAAATAGAAAGGAACACCATCAAATTCCTTCCGGAACACTTGCAGCAATTGCCTTGTTGCTTCCAATTCTTCAGCGAATCCACGCTTCCTTGGATCACGTTCATAACGTGACAATGCATAGCAATCAACTGTGTCACCATTGAACACAATGGCATTGACCTTCTGTTGCTTTCCATATTCTATGGCCTTGGTGATGGCATCGATGTTGTGATATGGAACATGGATGTCTGACAGCAGCAGGATTCTTGTTGCAGCTTTCGGCAACAGAAACGGTTCCCATTCAGACTCGTCACTTTCTGGAAGACCAAATGGATTTGCAATTCCTAATGCTTTCGCTTGCTGTGCCTTCTCCGTTGTCATGTGTTCCTTGTTTTTAAAATATTGCCTATTCGCATCACCATTTTGTCCACGATAATAGCGAATTATACTCCTGACATTCTCCACATCCAGGAATGCTGATTTGTTCCTTTTGTATATCATCTTAGCCAATGATAATGATGGAAGATGTGACCAATGCTTCAGATATTCTTGGACGATTTCGCCCTTGATGGATTGCTTGTTCATTGGTGTTGCGCCATTATTCGTTCTCTGTAGAATTTAGGATCAATGTCACGAATCTGCATTGCCAATTCCATCCATTTCTTCTTTGCTTCTTGCCTTTCTTCCTTGGTGCTATCTGTTCCCAAGTTACATTGTATCAATGCATTCTGATGAAGAAGCTCATCAATCTGCTTGCGGACATCTGTGTCCGTGTGATAGTAATAGTTGCTCATCTCTGCCATAGTTTTCTTCCAACAGTTACACCAACATAATGGTCACCATTGAACTTGTAATTGGCAGTAATATACAACTTTAGAATGTCTCCGTGTATGCCAACACCAAACAATGGTTTCACTTTTTCGATGAAATCAGTCTGCGCTTCGATGGATGCATGGATGCCAACACCATACATTGGTGCCTTATGGACATTAGATGTGTAGGTGAATGCTGCTTCTTCTGTTATGTTTTGGTAATTGAACCAAGTTGCATTCAAGCTGCCATCAGCCAATGTGATGGTTGTGTCATACTTGTTCACTTCTGTCAGCCATGCTTCAATGATTTGAACTGTGTCAACTTTCAACACTTCACGTTCCTGGATGATTGTGTTGGTGATAGTGTCCGTGACAGTTACACGCTCCACAAATCGAACTGTGTCGGTCTTCCATCGGTCAACGTATTCTGTCCGATATATTGGCTTTTCAATTTCAATTGTTTCTGTGATGACCTTGGAACCTGTGCCGCATCCTTTCCATGCAACAATGACACCCAGAAGAAACGTGACTATGTATGGCCACACAGTTCTGAATAAATGAATCAGCAATTGCCTGTCCATAGTTCAACTTCGTCTTCTCTTCTGCGAATTAATCCACGCAGCACCTTGCCGCCACCTTTGGTCCATCTGCGAAATTCAAAAGGAATGTTCTGATCATCTGCACAATGGTTCACTTTTCGCAGCAATGTTGATTTGCTGAAGTTGCCGATTCCTACATTGTAAACAAATGAAATCAATGCGGCCTTTTGGTGTGCTTTCAGCTTCACATCCAGGACACCATTCACCTGCTTCTCCACCTTCTTGATATGGTTCAGCAGTTCTTCTTCTGCTCTGGATTCATCAATTGCATCATCATCCATTGACACCTTGGTGCCATCTGAATAGATTGTTGTGCCATAGCCTATTGTTGGCACATTAGCCGGACACAAATATGGTGCAGGTTCAAAGCCTTCAAACTTCTTGATCACTTCTGCTGCCTGCTTTGCTGCGCTTTTTCTTGGTTGTTTCTTTTCTTTTTCCATTGCAATTTCCATCTATGCATTCACATCTGATTGGTTTCCATGCACACCATTCACCTACATCTTGCACTTATTTTCTTTCAGTTCTCCACGCATTTCCACCAATGCTTTCGTGTTCTCACTAATAACGTCCGCAAACTTCTCCACGTGCTTGTCATTTGCATCTTGCCAATCCTTCCGTTCTTCACGATGGATGTCTGTCAACTTGTTCAAATAATAAACCAACACAGCAAGGAAGATTCCCGCTATTCCGTACGATGCTAATGCTTCAAGTATTGCGTCCATTAGAATACTAAATTTCCTTGTTCGTCAATGTCAGGAACGATGCCCCACTTTGCTAACTCAGCTAACCATTCAGCCTCGTCAATGAATGCGTCAAATATCCACTTGGATTTCATTACTTGGTTAGTCTCTACAATTCCGTAACCTTCGCATACGGTTCTATCATCATCAAATGAAATGAAGTATGTGCGTTCGTTCGGGTATCTTATTTCGTACATCTCTTAAAATTTAAACTGAACCCCCATCGATGATAGTGCCCCATTTTGCTTCTAAACTAATATGCGCGGCTTCAGCGGCTCCTCCGCTTGTATATCGACTTCCTCCGAAGTTAGCTGTTCCACTAAAACTCATTGCACCCTGTGCATCCCACGCTATCAATAGTGCATCATAGTTAGCTGTTGATAAAGTGCCTCCGCTCATAAAGTTAGTAAGAGAAGTTACTTGGTTAATGTCCCAACCACTCATATCTTGGTCGTAAGCTGCACAATTGAAAAACATACTTGTTGCAGTTAATAATGCAGATGTATTCCAACTACTTGTATTTCCATTAAAAGATGTGCAGTTAACGAACATGAGTTGACCGCTTGTCAGCCCTGTAGTAGTCCAAGTATTTACACCAGTACCTGTAAAGGCACTACAAGTGTTAAACGCTCTAAACCAACTGTTATTAAGAACCCATCCTGCAACGGAGCCGTCAAATGAAGTAGCAGAACCTAAAAAGTTCTCTGTGCTGTTAACGCTACTAACGTCCCAACTATCTAAATCTTGGTTAAAAGATGAAGCCCCATTGAACATCTGTTTAATGTTGGTAGTAGTAGAAGATACCCAATTTGCTATGTTGTTGTTAAATGCTGAACAGTCATAAAAGCAATTCTCAAATGTAGTTACCCCCGATACATCCCACCCACTCCAATCTCTTACTGAAGTTATTCCTGAAAGTATAAATTGACCAAGAAATGATGTAGTTGTTATGATTGGAACATCTGTTGCAGTGATGTCCATATTGACACATCCCTGAAACATTCTGGTTCTGTCAAAAACAAAACCTGTTCCCCAATTGGAAACATCTGTGATTTTTAATTTGTCTCCGCCATTTTCAAATGCCCATCCTTGGACATCGCCATCAATGATGATGGTGTAGGTACCTGCTGATGTGTAGGTGTGTGATTTGTTTGCAATGGAATTGGCAACAACAGTTGAATCGCCCCAATCTATGGTGCCACTAAATGTGCCGCCACTTTTGTAAGGTAAGGTAACTGTCTCACCATCTGATGCGACATTCCACACAGTTATCATCCTAATGTCCGCAGGTGCTGCGCCACCGGAAGAAGATGCTTGTCTTCTTGATATGTTTACAATGCTGTTCATTGCTTGTAAACAATGCAGCTTCCACTTGACATTGTCAATGATGTGATGCTTGACGATTCTGGAACTGTAATGTAAGCACCTGCCTTGCAGGTTGTTCCACTAAGACCATAGTCTGCCAATGCTCCACTTCCATCAACTTCGAATGCCGTGAAGACTGTATCTTCCTGCACTATAACAGCATAGCCATTCAATGATGAATGTGCTGATGTGCCTGTCAGAACTTTGCTTCCTTTGCTTGCAATTGCTTTCTGTTGGTATTGCATTTGTTAAATTTTTAGCTTGTTGGTATTTGGCAGCGATCATACGCAAATGGCTGTGTAATTGACAGCACACAACTATGTCCGCTAACTTTATCTGTGAATCTTTCAGTAAATGGTTCAAACTGAACTGATGTTTGGATGCTCAACTTCTCCGTGTGTAGTTGTCTGAAGTAGGCCACGAAATCCATCAGAATTAAGATTGTGTCTGACATCACTTCGTGTTCATTTTCTTCTCCAGGAAGAACACGATCCATGCATATCAGTCTGATGTCATAGGTCAATGTTCGTTCAGTAACAGATGCACCTTGTTCGATTGCCCATAGAACAACATAATCCAATTCTTCTGGCTGTAATTCCCACACATCACCTTGTCCGTACTGCCTTATCTGCAGATGGCTGTTGGCCTGTGTTTCGATTAGTTCGAATATGTTGTTCAGCGTGTACAAACTTCTTCAGTTTTTCGATGTTCTTCTTGTTTATTCCCTTTGCCATCAGTAGTCAATGTAGCCATCTCTGTACTTATCTTGCAAACTTCTGGACCTGTATCTGTTGCCAAGGAAGATGCCTGTGCTGTAGACATCTTTCTCTGGTCTTATCACATCCAATCCAGAATCTGGTGATTGATATGCCGGATAATCTGATGCATTCTCGCACAGGAATCTGACCAATCGTTCTGTGTACCATTCTGCCTTGTCTCTGTACTTCTGTGAAATGAAGTTGATTTCATCTAATGATGATGTGCTTGCATTCTCTGAAGACTGCTGCATCAAGCCCTTGTTCAAGAACTTGTATGAAATGGCTGTTGGTGCTTCGCTTTCAATCCAATACCTAAGACATGGTTGAATGTAGTCATCCAACAAGGTCTGATTTGCAACAGTCAATGTGCTGTTGATGATCTGTGTCTTTATTTCATCGTACAATGTACTGCCTAATTTTGGCTGCACATAGATGTCCTGGCACATGATGATGACAGGACGAAGATACTTGAAGTCAATATTCTCGTGCAGCAACGTGCTGTCTTTCAAATACGATTCGGATATAAACAGAACAGGTGTTGCCATCAGTTCGCTTGTTTAGTGATTAGTACCTGTCTCCATTCGTGTCTGCAATGAATGGATTTGCCCCACCATCCACCGCCACGATTCCATACATTGCGGCCTTCCTGCATTCCAAGTCTCTGGATTTCTTCCAAGGTCCACACTTTTCCGGTGTAGTTCGGACCAATTTCTTGGACATCATCTGAACGCCAATTTGACGGTCTGCTTTCACGCAGCAAATCAATGCAGAAATCGCGTGATGTTGGAATGGTCAATGATTCGCCTTTCTGCTTCAATTCTGGTCTTAGGTCATAAACGTAACCAATGCCAAATTCTTCTTCAACAGGTTCAATGTCATCAATGATTCGCTTGCCTTCATCCGTGACATCCACAACACGTTGCGTGCTGCCTGCAATTTCCTTGATTACAATGTTGATGGCATTAGCTTCATTCAATGTCTGGATTGCAGTCATCAATCTTTCATTGGTGATCTGCAAACTTCTTGCAATTGCAAGGAATGGTGTTGATGGTTCCTTCACCAAGATGTCCAGGATTGCTGATTCAATTGGTCCAATTTCGCTGAACCAATACTTCAGACATTCAGATTCACGGATGTGTGCAGTTTCAAAACTATCGAATTTGAATCTTCTGTCAGCCACAACCTTGTGTTCAAAGCTGCCTGTGTTTC